AATAAATGCTGGAATACCAGCCATTTCAGCTAGTCTTTTGGTTATTTTATGCGGTTTTATTAGCTTTTGGTTGTTATAAAACACTGTTTCAACGAGAAAAAGTGGCTCTAAACAAGCATTACAGCTGGAAACTTGGTCAATATCGCTAAAATTCAAGCAATTATGCTGCTGACGATGCCAAGTGCTATATTTACTGAACTTTACATCGTTAAAATAGACCTGTTTTACCATGTTTTTAGCCATTATTTGATGTAGATAGATAGTCAACAAAAAAATGATTTATTTTGTACTTTTGTATAAAATCCTATTGATTTTTAGCTAATAAGTCGCTAAGTAATCAGTATGAATAAAAGATATTTCTATGGAAAAGAAGTAACAAAAGATCATCCAGCATATAACAAATCAAGAGAAGGAACTACATCAGGATTACATCAAAGATTTGAAAACATAGTTTCGTTTTGGACTAAAAAAGAATACGATCTTCAAGAATTAATCATTCAAGGATTTGTGGTCCATAGAGAAATTCCAGGTCAATCATTAAGAACAAAACCATTTGCAAGAATAGACATTTGGTATGATGGTCCTAATGGAATAGGAAGAAAAGCTATTAATGGTGTTGAAGAACAAGTCCTTAAAGAAGCTCAAAAATTTTTAAGCGTTGGTGAATTAGATTTATTAAATGATAATTGGATTAAAGCTAGATTTGAAGGAAAATATAAATGGAATGATCCTTTTTGCAGACAGCCTATATATGATAAAACATTACCAGCTTGGATTATTGGTAAAAGATTAAATTATAACTCTAAAAAAGAAAAAGAAAAATTAAAAAAACATAAAAAATATGTAGAACAAAAACTTAATGAACAAATTAAAGATAGTGCATCAAGTCTTAATAAAAGAATAAATGATTTTTTAAAAGAAATTCATTATAAAGAAAAAATTAATGCTAAAAAAGAATTAGAAAATGAAATTCAAAGTCCATTACAAGATTTAATTAGAACAAAAAATATTGATCCTAAAGATGTTGTTGGTGAAGATAATTTATCTACACTATACAAACACATAAAAGGAGATAGAGAACTTTCAAAAACTAAAGCAATTGATTATGCAAAAACTTTAGGTGTTGCACCAGGAACATTAATGTTTGAACCAAAAGCTATAAATGTTTGGAGCAATGTAAAACTTTCAGATAAAATAGAAGCTCCTGATGGTAGTGTAGCTATTCTTCCTGGTGAATGTTATGAAAGAATACGAACAGAAGTAACGGTTTGTCCATCTGAACTTTATAGATTAGATGTTAGAGCTATTAGAGTAAATGATCCAGATAGTATTTATGATGGATTTATGGCTTACTATTATGAAACTGATAAAGTTTCTGAAGCTGCTACCAACAAGCTTTGTATGGTAAGAACAAAAGTAAAAGGTAAAACTTTATTAGGTGGTCATTACAGATATTATTTAGGAATTTTTCAAATCTTTGGAACAAAAAAAATGATTGTAAATGTTGATCCGTTATCTGAAAATAGAATTATAGCTGCTGATATTGAACCTGATGTAGTAGCACCTATTGTTTCATTTACGAAACCATACGCATTATTAGCTGATAAGGTTTTATCAAAAAATATTAAACAAGTTCAACAACTTGGAGAATTAATTAGAAAAGAAAAAGAAAAAGCTAAAGAGTATTTTAGTTTTAATGAGGCGGTTAAAAATGATCCTAATTTCTATAAAAAACTAGAAGAAACTAATAAAAAATACATAGAAGCTACTAAGGAAATAACGAAGAAGATAGAAGAATTAGAACAAAGAATATCATTAGAGCAAAGAGAGAGAGTAAAACAAAGAATGTTTGGCATTCCAGGACTTCTTTCAAACGATGATGATTATGAAGTTCCAAATTTTTTAAGGAAAGAAGAAAAGAAACGTGCCTAAAACAATGAGTAAAGAAGAGATTAAAAAATATAATCCTAATAAGCCAAATGGCGGATTTAGCGAAAGTCAATTAGCAGAAAGAGTAAGAGGTAAAATAATAGCTCAGGAGTTTAATTTTCCTAACGATATTCTTCAGAACCAACGTGAAAGAAGCCTACAAACTGGTGAATTACATGGTTGCGAATGCTTTGTTGATGGAGATATTAATTTATATGTTAGAGGAGATTTTGTTAAATATATTCAAGCAAGAGAGTGGACAAAAAATAAAATTATTGAAAAACCAAATAAAAAACCATCCGATACTTCCGACAACTCCACCCAAAAACCAAAACTTAAAGTAGTATCTAAATAAAAAAAATTTGCTACGACCTTTTCCAAAGTTTCTAAAGTTCCGAAGCCTACATTTAAAAATTTATTTGATTGGAGTATTTACACTCCATGATTTTAAAACAAGACAGTGTAAAAAAACTTTCAGATCCTTTAGAAGAAAAAATACTTCCAGGTATTTTTAAAAACTTAAATTACAATCACCACTCACCTACTTCATTAGATATGTTGGATGGTCCATTTGTTTTTCAAAAAATATTTTTAACACAAGAACAAAGAAGATTACTTGAAGGTAATGCAAACATGGCAGCTGGCGTTGCAGTCAATGATGCTCTTCAATGGCACTACTCCAATACAATTTGGAAAATGAACCCACTTACAAAAAAACTTCAACCACAAGAAAATGAAAAATTATCTCAAGAAGCTGCAATACAAAAGGCTTTGGAAAAATTTAAAGAATATAATCCTGTTAATGAAAAAGACAGAGAGAAGTTTTATCACTATCAAGAAACTATTCCTCAAACTATTAGACAAGGATTTTTAGCGTGTGAGAAAATTGGTATAGCTACAGCAAAAAATATAGTTGCTGAAGCAAGTGTCAATCACACCGATCACCGACTTCACCTTCCTATTTGTGGAAGGACTGACTTACACTTGGAGGATTTTAATGAGGTTGAGCAATCAACTTCAGCATCTGGATCCATACCAGCAATGTTCCTTTCGGTCCTTGAGTTTAAGACTGTATGGCAAAAACCATTGAAGATAAGGAAGGATGGTAGCAGAGGTTTTTCTCAAGCCAAACTACCATCCACTCCGTTAGTTAATCATCTCAGACAATTAAGTTTTTATATGACTTCTTTTTCTTCTCGTGTTTCTCCTTGTAAGCCATATTTAATTTATTTGTCTGCGGATGGTGCAGAAATTTTTTCACAAGATAATTGTGCTGATTTAGAACCAGCAAATATTAAAAATTATTATGAGCAATTAATTACTAAAGGTCTCAGAAGAGAAAGATTACTTACTAGATATGCTCACCTTAACGATAAAGATGCAATTATAGAAAATTTAATTGCAGATACAGATCCTCAGTTTGAACATCCGTTTTATTGGAGCATTGGTCATAACTTTGTAAAAGAAGCTAAAGAATTATGGAGTAACACCAAACGATGATTACTCCTTCTCTCATCACTTACACACTAATAATCATAGGAGGTTACTATACATGTCAGATGATAAATTAGTCTCTTGCATTAACGACTTTAAAAAAAGTCTTAACGGACAGACTATAAAAATACACAATAACGATTATGCTACTGTAGCACTTAGAATAGGTATCTTTAGAAGAAATCTAGGAACTTCAGCAGCTATATCAACATCAATTGTATTTCAGGATGATAAAAAAGTTATCGTTAAAGCTGAAGTATTTATTGATGGTAACTTAATTTCTACTGGATTAGCTGAAGAACTAAGAGCAGCTAGTAGAATTAATCAAACTTCTGCGTTGGAAAACGCTGAAACTTCTGCTGTTGGAAGAGCTTTAGCTATGCTTGGCTTAACTAATGACAGAATAGCAAGTGCTGAAGAAGTATCTGCTGCAATTGTGCAGCAAGATAAGCAGCTAACTACAGCATTAACCGAGCTTGATAAAGTCTCTCATCTTGGTTCTTACAAATCTTGGCTAACTAACAATCAAAAACTTATGCAAACAGTGAAGGTTAATAATCCTGTTGCCTACAATGAGTTCTTGGAAAAGTTCAACAAGATTAAAAATAAACTTGAGACTAATGGAGTAATAAAAAATGGCTGAAGAACAAGCTAAAGAACGCAAATCTCTAGGCGTTGTATTTCCAAATACGAATAAAGAGAACCCAAAAAGTTATGACCTTAAAGGAACTGTAACTGTTGAAGGTAAAAAATATCGGATTGGTGCATATAAAGCAGAAGCATCAGGAACTGGTAAATTACCTAAAGGTGCAACTTACTACTGGATGCACAGAGTTGAACCACTGGAAATGAACCAGGCTGGTGAAAGCTTTGATCCAGCTTCGTTGGAGGCGTAATCATGGACACGGATAAGTTTAAATCGATTGCGTTGAATATGGACACCTATAACAAGCTTAGAGAGTTGTCAGATAAACAGTTTGAAATGCCACAATCAATGGCAAAGACAGCTGCTTACTACATTCAACTTGCTCATAAAGATTTTTCAGAAAAAAGCAAAAATGGAAAACAAAGAGCAAAAGCTTAAAGAAATCCGTAAATCTAAACAAGAAGAATACGGCACTGATTTTGGTGTAGCAATGAACGACATTGGACACTTATGGTCGGTTCTTCTTGGATTAGATGCTGCAATACCTGGTTATATGGTATT